GTGTCGACGCTAATTGCTTTACCTGCGGGAGGAAGATTCGTTGAGTGCATCTGACGGACGTTACCGAAAGACTGCGCCCAAGTTGCGAGACCCTTACGCGAAAAGTCAAGGTCGATGATTTGGTCATCGAGGTCAACCATGTCGCTTGTGCAAAGACCCGAGACAATGACGCTACCGTCAGCCTGCTCTTCAGCCTTAGTGATTGGGACGCCAAATGCTGTGTCTCCACCAAGTTCTACAACCGCTTCATCTAGAATGCGAGCCAGAATATCTCCGTGTTAGTGAATTCTAAAAACTACGTGGCATCGTTTTATGAGGAACGAATACCTAAGCACTTATAATACTAAAAGTGCGCACATCATTGTGATGCGTCTTTTATCGCTTCAAATTGAATGCCGTGGTCGCCGTGAATAGGAACGTTATGCAATACGTTTCCCACAAAGATGTGCATTGGAATTTCATTAGGGAACGCAGCGCACGTTGCCCAATTGTCTTTGCCCGTGTTGCGATGCACACAATTAACGCATTGGCCCGAGACCACAAACTGCTGCTCTTCTTCTTGTTTTTGACGCGTCTTTGCATTTTTTCTTAAAATGACTTCAGTAATTTCCATTGATTAGATGCCTTTAATTTGTGGAAGTGGTGGTGTAGTTGTCTCTGGTATGACTGTGATGTGAACGAGAAGACTCTTGCCCGCTACCGTATCGATTTCTTCCATTCTAGTAACGACTGTCTTCAAGCCTCGGCCTAACAAAATTTCGTGTTCGTCATCGTATTCAGATATGTCATTAACGTACGCAGCAGGTGTGCCTGGCGGCGATGCTATAGAGAAGCCAATTTTTGCGTATGAATTTACGTCCACGGTCGAAACATCGCGTCGGTTAGGGAATATTTGCGTATTATTGTAAGGCGTACCAACCATAGTGGTAAGCTCTGGCGCAACAGACGTTGACATAAACGCTTTGTCTACTAGTGTAGTGCCAATACTAAGAGACTCTGTCACTTCTTTCTCATTTTCGTCAAACATGTGAACGTCATAATCCCGGTGCGTGATTGTGCGGTAGGACCACATTGTTTCTGTAAGACGATGACGCTCTAATGCGCTATCTATACGCGCGACATGACCCAAGTAATTCCCGTTCATCTGAGAACCTGTGCGTAGCATTCTATTTACGCCGTAGAAAAGATTGTTTGTGTATCTCACAACGCTGTCTTCTTCTTCGGCTGAGAGTTGACGTATATTGCAAACACGTGCCGCAAGCGCAACGCGTTGGTCAGCGGCCATTGCGCAAATTTTGTTTGCTTCATCTGTGTGAGTAGCGAGATACGTCGAACCTCCACCCACTTTTTCTTCGTTTACAGGCGCGGGCGCGGGAGCAGGCGCATTTGCAGGCTTGTACGTGTTTGACTCGGCGTTAATGACGTTCTTACGCGTCATACACACAGTTCGCACTGTGTTCGAACCGTCAAGTTGCTTTAACTTCAACTTCACATATGAGTCAGGTTGCTTAGTGTCAGGCTTGGTGCTAACGACTTCGCATCGCCCATACGTTTTGTGTTGAAAGATGACGCCTTCGTGCAAGTCGTGGCCTGTGATTTTTGTTGTTTCAGCGGGACTCTGCTTTGCGTCACCCTCTAACGCAAAACGTCCATGCGAATCTCGCTCTTCGTCTGAAACGTCGTGCCCAACTTTGCCAACAAACAACTTGCTCACTGCTGCGTTACGCGATGTGATTGTGAGCACGTCTCCTAAGTTGAAACTGTCAATGTCATTCTTATCGACGTCATCGATTTCAATGCCAGGCATAAGAATGTTTGAGCCTGTGAACGCAATGCGCAAGTTGCTTTCATCTGAATAAACGCTAAGCACCGCGTCATAAAACGCAGACGCAATCGAAGGAGGATTATTTAACGACGTAGCAAGCGAAGGAAGAGGCGGCATAACGCCAATTGGAGAAACTAGTGTTTTGTCGAAAATTGCGAATTGCATTGCGTCATTGACGCGTGGGTCATCGCAAAAAAATTCGTTGTCAGTCGTGAGAAGAGCTTCAAATTCGTAGTCACTAAAAAACACTTCAGCTTTCCAACGAGTAGGCGACCCATAGTCTTCGATCATTAGCTTTACTTCCTACCTGCGAGCAATAGCGTGCCAACCATAAAGTTACGATATTGAGGGTCATCTAGCGTAAGTGTTGACCTTTCAGTAATGCCAGCGTACAGCGATTCCATGCCCATTGTCATGATTTCATAGTTACCTCCGCCGTACCATCGACCTGCGTACTTAATCTTAAAGTCGTCAGGGTCGCCTCTGCCTCCAACTACGTCTTGCGATGTACGTTGCTTAGGGCATCGCACACGCCAGAATGACGCTTCAGTGGATTGGACGCCAGACGCACTTTCTAAGTAATGCATAATTTCATGCAATGTTGTAGAGATTTTTGCGCTATCTCCTTTCTTGTGTTCACTTCCAAGTGTAAGATGAACGCAGTCACGTTGATGATAGCTTCGTCCTGCTTCTGAAAATGTGTACTCGACACGTATGCCATTCGGCATCTTTGAATTGACGTCGTCAATCCAATCTTTAGGAAACATTTGCGTCGCTGATGCGACAATCTCTTTCATTTTTTCGTCGTCTGACGCTGACATTGCGCCAATTCTTGAGAGAGTGTATGTTAAGTCGTTGCCGCTGCTCATTTCACGCATTTGACCAATTGTTTCAAACGTCACAGCACTTGTGATAGCAAGCACTTTATCGACGTCATTACGCGACTTTTCTCGTAGCGCATTATACGCATCAATCATTGCTTTATTTTGAGCGCCGTATTTTGCGTTGTATTCATTCATTGCGAGTTCAATGCGAGGCGAAGGTGAATACGCATCTATCATTCTCCCAGGCCTCATCACTACGTTTGTGTGCTCTTGCGATATGTAACGACCACGCAATCGATCAAGAATAGTTTCATCGCTGTCAGTTGATGACATCATCCAACCAGACGTTAGCGTGCCGTCGCTAAAACCTGCGCGTATCTCAGCGAGCATATCTTTGCAAATTGCGTCACGTTCTTTAACTAATTCTGGTGTTTGCGCTGCATCTTCAATTTTACGAGCTTCTTCTTTTAGCATTTCAACGCGTTGGTCTGGCGTCATACGCGTTATGCCTTGCGCATCGATTCTTTGCTGTACTTCAGCGTCAATGTACGCGTTTACGCTTCCACCAAGTGTCGTCATGGTGTCAATCAGTTTTGCGTCTGCTTTTGCGAGATCGTTCTTTGCGACTTTGTAATCTTTTTTGCTTTGTTTTATTTCGTCTTCAGTCTTCCAACCGTTTGGCCCAATTTCACGTTCTGCTTCAAACTCAGCAGCGTTAACTTTAAGTTTTAAGTCGTTAACTTCTGCGAGCGCTGCAGCGTACGCAGGAAGCGCGTCAGCAACTGCTTGTTTAAGCTCTGAGATATCAGTAGGCGTTTGTAATGGCTTACCTTCGTCTGGCTTTTGAGTGCCCGCAGGAGTGATTGAAGGCTTCTGTTCGCCTTCTGCGGTGTCTCCTGAGACGACAATTGGGTATTGACCTTTAAGACTAATGTAAAACGTAGTGGGCTTGCCTTCAGACGTTGTGCCACGAATACGTTTGTAGTTTGGCTGCTTTGGATTGTCATCAATTGACGTAATTTTTACGTTGCCATGACGACCCCACACAATTGTGTCGCCAACGTTCATCTTGTCCCACGTGCGAGGTTCAGTGCCTGGAGGCGGTGGGGCTTGAATGATTTCGTTGTCGTTACTTGCGAACTCTCCATTCCAAGCGCGCTCTTGTCCAGGCGCGTACTTTGAAATGATGTTAGGTTCCCACGTGCTTCGAGCCACAATGGGCGTCCATTTTGAGCGCGTGTCTGAGAAGATGCTCACTAGAGAATCTCCAGCACAACCTCGTTATCGCTCACACTCGTGACAATGAGTTCTTGTCCTGGGAGGAGACGACCAGTTGGCAGATACTTCACCACTGCAACATACGCACTCTCTGGGCGAGTTGATGAGAACGTCACAGGCTCATCATCGCTGATGATGTCGCCAACTTGAATCACTGACATTGCGTCTGCGCTTAACGACTTGTATGCCATGAATGCGCTCATCTCAATGACGCTCTTTGCGATTTCAACATTAGCAAACTTTTTGAGTTGATTATTCTGCATCATTGTCGCCCAGGGGCCAGCGTCGCCTACGCCCGTTGCGATGTACGCTGTTGTCGTCTTAATGCCAACGTTACGCATTGCTGTGACACGGTGATTACCATCAGCGACGTCGTATCCTTCAGACGTCTTTACGAGAACGATAGGCGCAATCGGTTCACCTTGACGAATCTCATCTTCGATTTGCGCAACTTTGTCTTGGTCAATCGTGTTCGTTGGACGCATAAGAATGAGGTCATCAATTGGCATGTCAGGATTGAACGTCCACGTTGCTTCCTTCGCCCATCGAATTGCGCTCTTCTTATAGTGCTGCTTAAGGTAGTTCCAAACGACGTCAGTGAGATTGTTCTCGCTCTTAGTGATGACTGCTTCTGCGCCTGCGCGATACGACTGACGCGTGTTAGGCACACCGTAAAGCATATCATTCATTTGCATACGTGCTGCTGCGTCTGGGCTCGTCAATGCGACATTTGCGATGTCAGCGGCGCGAGCGTCAATTGCGGCTTGGTCATACGCATTTTCTTCAGCGAGACGTTGCGCATAAAAGTCGACAGAGTCCGAACTGAATGGGTTGTCTGCGAGCGTGCTGTCATCACCATTAACGTACTCAAGCGTGCAACGACAATTTGCTGCGCCGTCGCAGAATTCGCCAAAGCCGCCATCACCAGGCCAACATGGGAGAGTGTCAAGCGTGTACTCTTCGCCATCTCGGTCAGCGCACAAGTCGCACGCTTCATCGTCAGTCGCGTGCCAGATGATGACTTGCGCTGGCGGAGAATCGTAGTTCCCATCTTCAGGCGCAGTCATTACGCCGTTTTCATCAGTCTGGTCAGCGCCAATCGCGCCAGCGAGAAGACCAATTCCAACCATGCCTGCGAAAGCAAGAAGTGATGACATCCCATCGCCACTTCCATCAGTGATGTTGGACGAGTCCATGCCAGCGCTTTCGTCGTACATTGGCGAAAGTTCGCTATAGTCGTTTACGCCTGTGCCAGCGGGAAGGTAGTCACTCGAGAACGCGGGTCCAGCGTGCATGTCGATGTACTTGTTGTCATTCGAGTTTGTCGAATTTCCAAGTGCTTGGCCTGAGAGCACTGCAAGGCCATGACCTTCTTCATACGCAGGTTGCAATGAACGTGCGTAAAGAGCAATGCGTTGCTTCTTCTTTGCGTTTGACACATTTGACTTAATGTCTTGCGCAAAACCTGTGAGGAAGTCACGTTGCTTTTCTGCGCGTTGCGCAGCGAGAATTGCAACGTCTTGCGGAATCACTCGAGATACGTTGTCGTAATTTGCAGCAGCGTCTCGAGTTGCCGCGTTGTAAATTGCATGATAGCCTTGCTGAAGAATCTTCGTACCGCGATCGACGAAACCAATCATTCCAACGTTAGGGTCATTGATTTGAGACGCAAGATCGTTCAAGTCTCCTTCAACAGAAGACGACACTGAAGCGATTGCTGCATCACGTCGCGCGACATGTGCTTGCACTTTTGCGTTGTTCTTTGCTTTAGTGATTGCAGCGCCAAGTTCGACGCCTTGCGACAATGACTTCTTCAATGAAGTGAACGTTGATGAAGGAATGAACTCAGGCGTCCATTTGTCGATTGAACGGCCTTTCTTCAAAAAGCGACGTAGTGATTCGAATTCTGATTGAATCGCTTTGTCGACTGCTTTTTGTTGCGTCTTCTTTCCACTTGCGCCATGAAGAGGCGTGCTCGTTCCTGCGGCAGGTTGCGTGATTTGAGGCGCGCCACCTCCACCTCCACGTGGACGTCCGCCAACGCCTGGCGTACCTGCGGATGTTGCAGGTTGAGGCGTCGTAGGAGCAGACGTAGGTGCAGCGGGAGGTGCGCCTGCTGCGCCACCAATTGAAGTGGGCGCAGTTTGCAATGCGTTGTTATCCGCGATTGGGTCATTCAAGTCAGAGTCTGCGATGTTAGGCGCAATCGCACCCAACGTCGATACGCCCGTCGCTGACATGTAAATTGGGTCACTCGTAAGTGGCAAGCCCCAAGGACTCATGCCCATTTGTGCGCGTGCTTCGTCAATTGACATAAGACCAGAACTGATGAGCGTCTTAAAGTTGTTCGCCATCGTTTCTTCGTCTTGCGTGTCTTCAAGTCCAATCCATACGAATTGCATGTCGTCTTGCGAACACACGTCTTGAAGAATGTGGTCGAAGATTGCACCTTTCAACCACGAAAGCATCGGCTTTAGCGCTTTGCGCTGATTGATTTCTTGACTCGCCTTCGCCATTTGTGATGCAGCGCCAGAAGACTGAGACGCTGACACTGAAGGCGACATGCCGAGTTCCATTGGCATAACGTCATACGCCATGCATATCATATTGAGAAGAATCTCGTCAATCTTGCCTGCGAGATCGATTGGCTTTTGCGGTTGCGCAGACGAGCCTCGTGGAAGAACGATAATCTTGTGCTTGTACGCTTGGTCACCTGCGAGTGCGTTCAGCGTGTCTTGCAACTGACGAATTTGTTGCGGCGTGCTAATGTCATCGCCCGGGACAACGAATTGTCCTGGGATAGAACCTTCGCTGAAGAAGTCGAGTTGAAACTGTTGACGACGCAAACCTGTCATCACAGGAATGATTGCGCGCTCGATACCTGGGAAACCGTAAGGCGTCCACGAACGACGCGTGTACGGTAAGTACAAAAGTTGGTCAGCGCGATATTCATCAACTGGCTCGCCCATCTCTTCGATGTCAGCCTCGAGAATGATGTCCATCAAGTCAGTTCGTGGTACACCCCAGAGGTATTGCTGATAAGCCACTGAGGGAGGCCTAGGTGTTCCTCCACGTACATCGAGCAATGGGCGAATAGTTGTACCATCAAGCACTTCAATTGCGGCCAAGTCGGACTTGAAGAGGCCTTTGCCCGGGAGACGTGATGGGTGCAAATAAAGAGCCAATGCGTCAACAACAAACACGTCTTCAAGAACTGCGCTCAACCAACCCTGAAAGTCGTGGTAGTTAGGGTCAGGACGCTTGAAGAATTTGAGCGCTTCAGCGCGACGTTCTTGAAAGTCTGAGTGCGCGTCTTCATCGCCACGCATTGCGCGCGCTGCTTCGTCCGTGGGCACAATGTCCCAGTCGAGTCCCATGATTTCTTCTTTGCGCACTTGAATGCATGCGCGAACAACAGAATACATGTCAGCGTACGCGCGAAGGTTCGCAAATGAGACGAGCTTAAGACCTTCAGAGCCTGGCTGACCCATCGGCATGTTCCAGCCGACTGGGTACTGCATTCGACGAGGCTCAGGACGTCCCGACTCAGTTTGAGGTGTGTCAATGCCAAGCGGTTGAATTGGCGCGAGAGGTCCGAACGCGCCTGAGAGGAAGTCGCTCCAAGGACGGTCAAGCCCGGTCCCATAAGAGATGCCAAAGCTCCACTCATTGTATTGCGATGCTACACCACCTTGACCAAAGTTGGTGCCAAACGTTTGCGGTCCTGGGCCAGACGATGCGCCTCCGCCCCCACGACCTTGTGCGCTACGCGCTTGCGCACGTGCTTTGAGTCCTTTTGCAATCGAGTCTTCGCTCAAAACGCCTCGACTATTCTGACTTTACGGAAGTGGTGCGATTCTTTTTCGTTGCGATGGGTGCGACATCTGCGACGTCTTCTTCTTCTTTGACGTCTTCTTCGACTGCCGCGACAGAAGCGTCAACAGCAGCGATGACAGGAGCAGGAACGTCAGTCTCAATGATTTCTTTTGCATCATCCCCCAGAACCTTACGAATTTCTTCTTTAAGAGCATGCGCCAATGGGAGAACTTGCGCAGAAATGAGTCTGCCGTCGCTGAGACGCTCGATAAGAGCGTCAATCTTCTCGTGAATCTTTTGTACTTCACTCATTTGCTTCTCCTGATTCGATTACGGACTCAGGCCACAACACGTTTGTCGTATCCCATTGCCCGTCCTGCCAAAATTCTATTTCGTTCAATGAGCCCGATGCGTGGAAGAGCATTCTTTTCACTCTCGGACACGCACGTAAATGTGCGCCTCCGCAATGCGAACACTTCAACTTTTCGAACTCTTCGAAACTTATTGTTGATTCTACACTTTGTTGTTTTACTTTTTTGTTGCGCACTAAACGACTCATTGTTAGTCAATCTTCTTTCCACAATATGGGCATGAATTACGCGACTCTGATAAGAAGCCACGATTACATCCAACGCATAGCGTAATGCCATACGCTGCGTTCCAGTCTTGGTCCGCAGGCGCTGCAAACGCCATGACTAATGCGTCAGCGAGGTCAGGAGATTGAAGTCCTCGCTTTTTCATTTCTTCTTTACTTTCAACGAGGATGCGTCCACGAGCGTCAATCTTGAATTGCATTCCTGCCAATTCAGAAATGAGGTCTTCGTCTTCTTCGTCTAAGTCAACTTCACCACGCTCGAGAGCTTCGCGAAAGTTCCAATACCACTCAGCACGATTGTTTGCGTATGTTGCGTAGTCTTTTGCGCGTCCTGATGCAACCATTTCGAAAACTGATTCATTCTCTTCATAAAGTCGGTCATACACACCACCGCCCACACCTACGGTGTCAATACCTGTGATGTCTGCTTTGTACGCTTTAATGAAGCGTCGTACGTTGCTTGCAGTTTCCATCGTGTCATTTCCATTCACGTTGTGAATGATACGACCTCGCCCGCCTTGACGCACTGCGACAACAGTGCGGTCATTACCAAAGCGCGCGACGTCAACGCCGAGCGCAACTTTCGAATCTTCATCTGGAGGCAAGTCGCGTCGTGTTGCTTCGAGAAGCCAATTTAATGGGAGCAACGCAGTTGAACTCTGCGATGGGAATAAGCCGAGCACCTTTGATTGCCAGAATGGGTGCGACTCTCCCCACTTCCTACGCTTTTCTTCGACCCACGTTTCAGAGACGAGTACTTCGCGCACTGCTTCAGGAATCTCTTCACCCGTAAGATTGGGTGAGTCAAATGCGTTAATGCGAATCTTGTTCCAGTCAGTGCCTTCACGACAGATTTTCTGAAATTCACTCGTTGGGTCGTCAGGGTTACCAATTGCGAGAATGCGTGATGAGTCGTTAGTGATGAGTGTGTCTGCTGCGTCCCACAACGATTCGGGGATGCCGCACGCTTCGTCGAGAACGACTAAAACGTAACGCGCGTGAATACCTTGAAACGCAGTTGGTGAGTAGTCACTTGGCTTACGTCCAAAGCCAACAAGTTCTTTTCCAATTTTCCACTCAACTTCATTAGTGTGACCAATGAGGTTGCCTTTCGTATGCGCTTTTCCGATTTCACGCCAAAGAATTGCGCGCACCTGTTGGAACGTAGGTGCTGACGTTACGACGAACGCTTCTCCTGGCGGGTGAGCACTAATCCACCACGCAACGAGCCGTGAAGCAATGTACGATTTTCCAACGTCGTGGCACGATTGCACTGCAGTGCGTCGGTTATCGCGCACTGAATACGCAATTTCACGTTGCTTACTCCAAGGCGTTTCGCCGAGCACTTCGTGAATCCATTGCACAGGGTCACGCGCAATTTCGAGTTGCTTACGATCGTGCTCAATCTTGTCTGCGGCTAAGTCAAACGCAGACTTGCGCGTTCGAATCTTTGTGCTATCAGCCACGTTCCAACGCTCGTAGTTCTCGTATCGCTGTGTCCTCTGCGATTTTACGTTGCTCTTCAGTGAGTTCCGCAGACATCAACGAACGACGAATGACTTCAATAATTGCAGTTGCTTTCGCTTCTTCAATGCGCATGAGTCGTTCGTCAATGTTGAGGCGTGACCACTCAATCAAAAGCTTACCAACGCGATCGAGGCTGCGTTCGTACAATGCAACTTCAGCGCGAAGTTGTTCGCCAGCGCGTCCTTCGTAACGATGCTCGCCTCGAAGTTTAGCGACTTGTTCGGCGCAATAATCTTTATACAGAACAACTTCACTAACTAACGCAGCGAGTTCTTCGAGTGGGTTGTCAATGATGGGCCCACTCATCTTGTCGAACGCTAAGTCTTTGCCACGCACAAGCGCAATCTCTTGCACTGATGCGTTACTCAAGTGCGTATGACAAAGCGGATAGCCTTCAATTGCGCGAGTTGTGCACTTTTTCCCACGTGCGCTAACGTGTGCGCAAATGTTGGGAAGAATTGTGACGTCTTTGATTTCGTCAGACATACAACAATCTTACACGTGAACTGCGTAACGAACGCATTGGCTTATCGTGTTGACACCGACTTAGCGTTGTGATGATGTCACATCGACGCTCAGCGTTGCGTCAAGCGCACGAGAGATGCGTTCGAGATTACGCCACGTAGGAATGTGCGTTCCTTTTTCAATGCGACTAATGATTGGCTGACGAACGCCGATGATGTTCGCAATCTCCGCTTGTGAAAGTCCTCGTTGCATACGAATTTCTCGTAGCTTTCGTCCGACGTCCTGCACGGCTGCGGTGAGTTCGTCTGAAATGTTAGGCATCTTTGTTTCATCCTCCATAATGCGTTCAATGACGCGTGATGAAGTAATCATAACAAGTTAATGCGTTGCGAAAACAAATTAGTGCACATCACACAGGCCACACATATTCGAGGTCGTCTGGAACGTCATCACCAAAGATGGGACGGTAAAACTCAGGCAACTTGCGAATGAGATTGCTCTGATGACTTAAGTGCAGTGCTGGGTTGCGAAGCCAGTCGGGAGTGTGAAAATTGTCAGTGTCGTAAAGTGGACGAACAGCCTCGCGTGACTTCTCGAGGCACGTGTCCTTGTAGCCGCGTGATGTCCATTCATTGCAAATTGCTTCTTGATAAGCAAAAAGCGTTGGGCCGTAACCGCGCCACATTTTTACGGCTGGGTGATTACGCCAACCGTAGTTAGGGTCACTGAGCGCCTTGATTACTTGCAACGTTTCAACGCGCTGCTTGCCAAGACGTTTCATGTCGAGCACCTGCGCGACACGAGTGAAATTCTCGTATGGGAGAAATGTTTGCATGTTTGTCCTTTCGTCGGGTCTTTATCTTATCAACCGAGGTCAACGTTGTACATCGAAAATGCGTTATAGAGCTCGAGATATTTTTCGACGCCTAACGCCAATGACGTGAGCACAAGAAACTCGCGCACCCACGCGCCTGAGTGCTTTGCGTTCGGAGGTGCGACGCAATGCGCCACTTCATGGAGCACAGTTCGCTCATTCATTCCCTCAGGCGTCAAAGCGATGATGCCGTAATGCTCATCGAGATGTTGTCGCGCAACAGAGCACACGCGTGAAGGACTTGCCGTCGCTTCGATACGCGTGATGTCCGGGTAACGAGACGCCCACCAATTCGATGAACTAAGTGAATCGAGCCACGTTTGAATTTCATCCAACGTGTCAAATTGACGCCAAGGTCTAATGGCCTCTTGGGCTTCATACACCTTCCGCTGATTGTCGCCAAGGTTACCAACTAGCGCCATCAGTTGCCTCCTCTCCCAAGTGCACCTATGCCTCCTACGCCCTTTTGTCCGATGTCAGCACGACCGCCTGCGGTACTACCAGCATTGAAGCCGCCAGTTGATGTGCGGTTGTACCCACCTCGTCCAGTCGACAAGCTTCCAGCCCACATTCGTTCGTACTCTGCTTCGACTTGCTTGAGACGAGACTTAAGAATGGGGAGCATGTCGTGGCCGTTTTCACGCGCTTCATCGATGAGCTCTTTTTCGCTGATGCCTTTTGCCTTTGCGAGACGTACGCGCACAGTCGTAGCGAAACCTTGAATGAAGTGACTCATGAATGTGCCACGATTAACGTACGCAGGAATGTCTTCTTTCGCAAGCGTTGCGTTGATTTGAATGAGCATTGACGTGTACAGCATTGTCACTGCGTCAATGTCTCGAGTGAAACCTGTGAGCCACGCTGTGCGATAGTTGACTGACTTGTTGTCAGAGCTAAGAATTCGCATTGGCTCTTTAGTGCGCCAGTCAGTCGGCACTGCATTCTTTGATGAACGCTTTTGGTATTGACCTCGCACAACTTTGACGTTGTTAGCTCGAGCAACTGCGCCAATGAGTTGAAGTTTCGCAGGAGCGCAAGGTTCGCTAATGAGAACTGCAATAGTCTTCACAGTGTCGTTCATCTGGCCGTCTTTGACGAGCTTTAGATCGAACTCGCTGAGTGAGTACTTTGCAAGGAGCTCCTGCGCTTTCGCCATGAACGCTTCTGCCTCTTCAGCGAATTCAGTCGACTCCGCTTTTGAGATGAGCCCTTGAATGCGCTCGAGTAATTTGATGTTTGCTTCAGTCATTAGTCATTCTCCTTTTATTGTCGTTTAACGGTACGATTTTTTCTTCACATGAAGAGCATGTGATTATGTCTCCCACTCGATACAATGCACCTTCGTAGTAGAAAGTGAGGTCTTCAGCGTCGTCCCAACTTACTTGCACACATTCGGCGCAGAGAATGCGATACGGTGAGTCAGAGTCGATGTAGAACATGACCGGGTTACGTTCTGCTCGAGCATCCTCCAATGCGTCGAGATAGTTGTCATTGTCAAAGCGGCTGTAGGTCGTCATTAGTTATTCTCCCTCGTTGTCGATGATGCGAAGAAACTGCGTGAGTGGCACACCTGCGAAGTCTTGCATGGCTTCGTCTACGCCGCATGGCGGGCAAATGGACGTCTTGTTGTTGAGTCGAGTCACTGCAGGAAAAGCCCTGTACGACGTCTTGCACCGTGGGCACCAGCGTCGCATTGTGGCGCTTGGAGTCGGCGAAGGGTTCGCAAGCTCTGCTTCGAGTTCTGCTCGAGCGTCGTCCAACGCATCGATGTAGTTGTCATCGTGGAAACGGTTGTATGTGGTCATTGGTATTCTCCTTAGTTGTTGTTGTTGTTGTCGTTGTCGATTGAGATGCTAGCAGCGT